CGGTTGCAGCGGATTTGACAGCCCCTCCGATAGAGCCAATAACAGAGCTCAAACTACTCAAAATTTGAGCGATTTTAGACCGTCCCTGCATAATAGCTTCAGCTGCCCCGCTTGTGGCTTCTATTGCATTCCTTTTGAAGATGTTAAACGGGTTAAAGGATTGAAGAAAATTGAAAGCTTTAAAAGCAAGCACTCCGCCTCCGATTCCAGTGATTAAGCCGCTCCACACATCTTTACTGATGAGTTGCGAAAGTTTAGAAATCCAGCTTATAATCGTTGAAATGGCATTGACTAAATGTCCAGCAGCTGCACCTACGATGTCCCAAGGAATAGCATCACTTAGCTTCATGGCAAGATCAAGCACAGCCTCTGTTAAGTCTTTAAAAGCTTTATAGGCGTTATTGATAGCGTCTGTTTCAGCGAATGCTTCCAGAGCGAATTGAATAGCTCTTGCTAGGTCTTGAATGGCAAAATTGACTAATTTAATAATATTTCCAACGCCACTGATTACATCGTTAAAGCCGTTTGCTTTATTCGTCAGTGTAGCAAACACCGTTTCAACGGTTACTACAATATCTCGGAACGTGTCCTTAATGGTATTGAAGATAGCTGGGTCTGCTCCAAAGCTGGAAAATAGAGCCTTAAAGCCTTTTTCTATCTGTGGACCAGCTTCAGCAAGTGCGCCACTAATAGCTTTAGGCAACTGTCTCATGATATTCCCTACCATTGGTAGAAAATTACCCAAAAGGAAGGTAGAGGCTGTAGAGACAAGGTTCTTTAAAGCTGGCCCTATATCCATTCCAAGGGCTAGTTTCCCAGCTAAATTCTGCCAAGCAGCCTTCATGGAAGCGAAAGAGCCGCTAAGAGTTGAGGAAGCTTCTTTTGCTGTCGTTCCTGTAATCTCAAGCTTTTTCTGCATTACAGAAATTGCGTTGACTATGTTCCCAAAAGACATATTCCCGTCTTCAACAGAGACATTCAATTCTTCCTGGATATCTTTCATCGCTGCAGCATCTTTTATCAAACGCTGCATTTCCGTCTTGGTGCCGCCATAGCCTAGCTTGAGGTTATCAAGCATGGTATAGTTATCCTTAGCAAATCCTTGATAAGCATCTTGGATCCGCCCGATATCAGTCCCCATTTTGTTGGCGTTGTCGGACATATCAATCATGGCTCTGTTGGCCACTTCTGCAGCTTTTTCGGTGTCTCCGCCTAAAGATTGCAACAGACTAGCACTAAAGCTTGTCACGTTTTCCATATAGGCGTTAGCCGATAAGCCCGCAGTTCGAAAGGCTTCTTCAGCGTAGGCCTTGACTTTTCCTGCCGAGCCTTTAAAAAGCGTTTCGACACCACCGATGGATTGTTGAAGTGCAGCTCCTTCTGATATGATCGTTGAAAAAGCACCTTTGATAGAACCTGTCAAGGCATTCACCCCGCTCATAACGGCCCCACTAATCAAATTAGCTCCTAAAACGGACTTAAACACTGAACCGAGTTTGGCGCCACTTTCGCTCAATCCTCCGAGCAAGCTTTTTAATTTAGAGACTCCTGATTGAGCCTTGTTACCATCCATTTCAACCTGGATGACAACCTTACCATCTGCCATCTATACCTCCTTTCTAGTCCCAACTATCTTCTTCAGCTTCAGCTTCGTCGTCGACATCTTCATTAGGTAAACGAAATTCTCTTTGTAATTCACGCATTTTCTCGATGTATTCCGAACTATCGCCTTTTTGAGGCTCATAAGACCGGATTTTTAAGACCTCGGCAAACTTTGTGCCTTCTGGTAGTCCGACGAGAAGAGCGTTAAATTTCTTCCAGTGCAGCCGCCCGATTTCCTCGATGAGGTCAATCCTATAAGCCTGCATAAACGAGGCGAAAACATAATCGCCATCATACCTCAGATTATAGAGTCGCTTCTGCGGCTCATCTGTTGAGACGGTCTTGATAACATTCCCGGCCAAGTCATACTCAACCTCATCATCAACTTTTCTGGTCTGAATATGCTCTTCGAAAATTGCCCTCACAATTTCCATTGCTTCATCTACCGTTAAATTCTCAAAAGAGACGCCGGTCAGAATCTTCAAAGCGAGTAGCGGGCGCATGATTTCAGGGATTTTCTTATCTCCCCACATTTCAAAAAGTTTTAAGACCCTGTCAAACGACAAGAGCAGCGGGAAAATTTGCTCTTCACCTTCGATTTCTAAAACAAGCTCATCTACTAGCTTCCTCGAAATATCCAACATGGCATCATGCTAGATACTTCTTGATGGTATCTTCTGAATTGCGCTCCAGGTATTCCTTTTGAATGCCAAGAATGGCCTGAAGCAAATAATTGAACGCAATCGTCGTGTCTTCGCCTGCAAATTGATACACTTTCGGGAAAGCGTCCGGGCCGAACAATCTGCTCCAGCCTTCTTCTGTGATTTCCATCGCTTGAATCGCAATTTCTTCATCGGTTAATTTGCTGATTTTTTTCCATCTTTTCGATAGATCATCGCGATAACTGTCAAGGTTTTTCGCTCCCTTGTCATTCGCGTTATATTCGAGCTGAAATTCCCCAAAGTCAATCGGGATGATATTACTGATTTTCTTAATAACAACCATAAAAATTCTCCTTTCAAAAAGAAAAAGGCGTGATATTTCACGCCCTAGCCTTATCCTGGTACGACAGCCGATTTCTTAGGAGTGCGGCGCCATACGATCTTAAACTTGATGCTTTCATTTTCGGAAGCTTCACCGTCTCCGATTTCGATCTCAGAAAGGCGGGCTGGCCCCTCATACTGGGTCTTCCCTGTAGAATCAACTTCTTTGTACCAAACCAGCAGATCATCGCCCACCGCGTCCTGTTTATCCGCGATAAAGTTCTGAGCTTTGTCGTCTGTATCACGCAGACCTTCAAAAGAGCGTCCGCGTTTTTTTGATACTACCAATTCTTCAACAGTTCCGTCTCCTGCAAAATCTGAAAAGTCATCTGTCTTTTCATCGTTATCAGGAGATGACTCTTTAATTCCTTTTGCAATCCAGAGATACTCTTGTGCAGTTGGTGGAGTATCAGGAGTCGCTTCCTTGTATGGTCCGATGTAATGTTTACGTTTTACGTTTTTGTTCTTTACCATCTATTATTCTTCCCTTTCTATTTCAAGGCTAGCTGTAACATCTAGCAAGTAAATATAAAAGCCTTGCTCGTCTAAGTCGTTTAAGTACGGCTTATCAACTGCAAGGCCTAAAAAGTTGTATGACTCGTTTTTGCTCGGCAAATCCAAGTCCATTTTTGATAAGGCGGCATTTATCTGCCACAATATCGTATTGTTTAAAACTTGGTCTCTTGACTTGATTGCAATTTCAAAAGGCAGGCTGACTGTTTGTACTCCAGCCATATCCTCGTCCTCTACTTTTCCTCCTGGCAGTGGGTAGATTACCAACCCTTCTTTTTCATCCAGATATCCAAGAGCGGACGGAATTTTTGATTGCACACTTTTGATATGCTCAAGCAAGACCTCTGAAAAGTCATTATTCTGCATTATTTCACTCCCATAGCTCGTAGGCCAACGTCTGCCCATCTTTTAGCATAGAGCGGCACTGCTTTTCTATCCCACCTAGGACCCGTCCCTGGTGTCGGCTTTTGGCTCAGAAGCCTCTCTTTGTTCGCAAAGAAGAACTTTCTCTGCTTATCTGAAAAGAAGCCTTTCCGTTTCCGGCCGTAGTAAACGATTCTAGCGTAAGGCTGCGCATACACTATAGCGTCCTTCCTGACGTGGCCGCTAGACCGTAGAACTCCTCTTCGTTTTGGGACAAAGGGATCCATATCTAGCAGTGCCTGGTTAGCTATAGCTAGCTTTCCTCTTGCGAAATTTTCCGGAGAAACCTTCTTCTCGACGCCTTTTAGATCAATCTTGATCGAAACACCACCCATCAAATCACCTCGATTTCGTAAGCCAGAAGCTTCTTGGTGAACGGATGATATTGAGGGATGATGCTGCGGACAATGTAGAGCGTGCCTTTGTCATCAACGATGCCACCTATAAAGCTCTTGTCGAGCTCTACGGGGCAGTATTTACGATATACAATCACCGTTGATGGCTTGTTTTCGCTTTGGTGATTACCTGACCCGGTCTGAGAAAATGTCCTATCAAATTTGCACGGAGAGAGTGAAAGAGGCTCTGAATAAGTCTCTTTCCCCCAATCATCCTTGCTCAATCGTTTCTGGATCGTCACTGAATCTGGTAACATTCTCTTATCTATCATAATCGACCCTCGCAAAGCCAAATCCAGCTAATCTCAGCCAGTTTTCAGCATCTCTAGACAGATTGTATCTTTCGGCCAGTGAAAGCATTTGGGCGCTGTTTTGGTTGCCTCCACGATAGCTGACAGAGGTCCGCCCAACGGTCATGCTGGCCATTGCTTGCTTGTCCTCAGCAGTCATGATCCCTGAGCTGTCCAAATAAGCAATCTGGAAAGCTGTAGCAAATTTGACAGCCTTTTTCCTAGCGTCATGGTCGCTTTCAAAGCTATTGCGAGAGTAGAAATCCCGAATATATGCATCAATAGCGAGTTCTGCACGCTTCAGCAATTTGTCAAAATCGCCATCTACATCAAAACCCAACTCTTCAAACTCATCTTTTGTTAAGTAGGTCATCTACTCACCTCCTCATGAGGCGGTATCGGCCGCCTTCGCATTCTTAGCTTCTTCTTCGATGCGCTCTAAGCCATCTTCGTCGAACGCAGCCTTATACATTTTGTTGATTTTGTCCGCTTCGCTTACTTGCAAGTCATAGACTTTTCCTTCGTCAAAGTGGCGATCTGATTGGACCAGGTAGAAATTTGCTTTAGCTTTAAATTGTGCCATTTAGTTTATTCCTCCTCATTACCTTTTTCTAAAAGGGCTGCAAGATCCTTTTTAGTGGCTTTTCCTTCTGGAAGTGGAATAGAGCGCTCTTCAAGAAGAGCTTTCAATTCATCCACGGTCATTTTACTGTAAGGATCAGAGACAGAATCTTTTTCCTCTTTCTTCTCTTCGAACCCATCAGCGATCAATTGAATTTCAAGTTCGCTGCCCTCCTGGACAGTGTAGACTTGATTGTCTTTCTCGTACTTCTTCATGTTTTACCCCCCATTAAGCTGATTTGTGAGATACATAGACACCATCTTTTTTAGTATCCAGGACAAAAAGGTCGTGATAAAGACGGTTTTGGTACAGATAGCCATCACCTTCAGTGTGTTGACCAGGAGCGAAAAGATAGATTGAGTTGAATTTAGCCTTCGCGATAACTGCTGGCTTAGCAACGATCAAGAAGTTGATATCTTTACCATCTGAAGCTTTGACAAAACCTGTCGTAAAGTCAAACTTAGTTTTGAAGCGCGCATCGTCCCAAACTTCGATGAGTTGAACTCCATCAAGGGAAGTGACACGGGTGTCTATGCCTTGAGGCGATGTAGTAGCGATTGAGCGGGTGAACTCTTTAGAGCGCTCTAAGAAGTCCATTACCTCGCTAGAAACATACATAACGATATTTTGGGCGCCGTATTTACGAACCGTCAAGAGGGCGGCTTTCAATTTGGTGTAGATGTTCACTTCTGACAAGTCATCTTCAGACTTAAATTTTGTTGCTGTGATTGCTGTCGTAGCCAGCTTAGAGAAGCGGTAAGCGTCAACTTCAGGAGTTGCATGCTCTGTGATGAATGTGTTGGATACGTTGGCAGCTGAAAGCTCCTGGTTTGTTTCATCTACGTCTGCTTTGTCCACGAAAAACTCGACATCACGGTCGAAACCGAGAGTGTAGACTTTCTTGTCGTTTGAAACTGTACCAGCGTTGTAACCTTTAGATCGAGTGTGCGCTTTGTAGCCTGTCACCGAAATAGTCGGCAATTCGAACGACTTAGCACCCAACCAGTTTACTTGTGGTGTTTCCAAAATGCTTGTGAGAGCGCCTTGCATCAATTTCTTTTCGAACGTGCCCTCATGTTTAGTGATGTAGTTAATTGTCATTGATTATTCTCCTGTCAATTTGTTAGTCCTAGAGCCTTCAAAAAGGCATCTTCTTGGTTCGTTCCAGCCGTTGGATTTCCTCCAGCTGAAAATGTCGGTTTCTTCTCTTCAGGTTGCTCTGTGCGACCAAACTGAGGATATTTCTGCAACACTTGGCCAATAGCATCCTCGATAGATACCTCGTCTGTCACCAAGCGAGCAGATAGAGTGATGACATCGTCAACAGACTCAGCATTTACTCCCAGAGTCAGAGCTGACAGCTTCGCTTCCAGATTTTTCTTATCTGACAAAACCTGCTCCAGTTCTTTTTCTTTAGTAGCAAGCGCTTCTGACTGTTTCTCAGCCTCGCTCTTTTGTGAGTCCTTCCACTCCTTGAGCTGCTGCAGTCCTTCTTTAGCACTTTTGACATCTTCGAATCCTAGGCTTTTGAAGATTTTCTCTTGTGCTTTCTTGGCCTCTTTAGATACAAGTCCGTTCACTTCTTCTTGAGTGAATGTCTTGACAGGTTGCTCTTGAGTTTGTGACTCAGTATTTTCTCCAGCATTAACTGGCTGGTCAGTTTGTGTTTGAATGTCTTCTGCCATTCTTCTGTCCTCCTAAAATTAGGTATTATCTTCCGTTCTTTACCGACTGCGGATAAAGTCAAGCAAAAAAACCGCATCGAATTTGAGGCGGTTGATTTCTACAGTTTGATTTCTTCAATTTTCGCACGTTGTTCTAAAATCGAAAGATAATCCCACATGACTGAACGCTGACGCTTTAATAAATCGATAGGACAATTAGGTTCAAACTCTAGCTGTCCTTTCTCGTATTTACCAATCATCATGTCTAACTTTTGGAATCGTTCTTTCAATTCGTAGTATTCTTTTCTAAATCTTGCTTTCCAATCTTCCATTTTTTCTGTTCCTTTCTCACTTCTTTTGCTTTTCTTGCAAAAATGTTGTATACTTAAGTAAATAAAGGAACTGGTTTGGCACCCAATGGCCTATTTTAGGTCGGCGCCTAAGTCAGTTCCTTTTTTTCGTGGCATAAATCAAACGATGTCCTCTTTTAACGATTGCAATATTAAGCCCACGACGACCGAATTTGTATATTTCTTCAAGCTGTCGTTCTATTTCTTTATCGCTCAGAGCAGACTCAGTAACATCGTAGACTATATTTTCAGCTTGAGTTTTAGCTTTTCTAGTATTTTGATCAAACGTCCCTTTTCCTGAACCAGTTATCTCTTTCAGGTCAAATTTCAAACCATCAACTAAATAGTCTGGGCTCGGGATTTTTTCTGGGAAGTTAACTCGCGGCGCCATTTGGACGTGTTTTCCAAACGTTTTAGACAGCCATTCTCCTACCTCCTTCTCTTTTTGGGAATAATCTAGCACCACATGCTTTCCATCAACCTGATATTTCTGACCGTTATGTTCCCAGAAATTCATTTCTGTGACCTTAGCTTTACTAGGGTCTACATTTGACAGCCATTTATCCTTTACAGAAACATAAGACTTATTGCCAGCAGGTTCGACACTTGCTGGTTTTTCGTTTTTCTTGAAGAGTCTTTCTCTGGCCTCGTCGCGCCTTAGGAATGGGTGCTTATCGATATAAGCTTTCAAAGCAGCGTTCTGCGTACCTATCTTGCTCTTGTACTTGTCTATCAGCTCTTTATCGCCTAATTTCTCAGCGACGTGGAGCTTTTCCTTGTTCGCTCTGATAGACCGCTCTAGCGCTCTCTGCTTAGCCTCTGCGTTGGCGTTTTCGATTGCTTGCTCAGGAGTAATGGATTCTACATCCTCACCTAAATCGGGCTTGTAGTTTGCTCCTGGGATAAAAGGCGTGAGCATGTGGTCGCAGTGAATACCAAGGCAGCCGCCAGGCTTTCCATATCCGTAGTCTTCCAAGGACAGAATACGCTCGCCCTTTTCCGTTCGAGATGGTCCGTAGGTTACTATCTGATGTTGCAAAGGAGCGCACATTTCGCGGGCAGAGCTTTTCTTAGAGTAGTAAAAAGTATCAATGCCCAACTCTTCAGCTGGTCTCGTTCGCATTTCGCGGAAAGTTCGATAAGTCGTCGTCTTGATAACCATCCTTGCGTAATTATCAATCTTCCAGTTACGACCAGCGCTATCTTTGAAGCCTTGAAACCCTTTCTCTTGCCACTTCATGACAGTATCAGAGATAGCTTTGTCAGCAGTAGAGAGGCCGGTTACCACTCTAGCGACAGATTGCTCCACAATACCTTGATAAGCAGCAATTACGGCTTTAGGTAAGGTAGTATTGATTAGATTATGAATGTCTCCGACCGCTTGACTGGCATAATCAGCAAGAATTTCTTGAATGTGATTGCTATTTCCTGCGGATCCATGGCCTAAATCTTCTAAAAGCTGTTGCTTCGTGTCTGTGTAGAGCTTTAGGCCTTCATTTTCGACAATGTGACGTAATTGCTCTTCAGCGACTCCAGAGTATTCAGAGATAAGCTTCAGGTTCTCCTCGTTGAGCATGTGCATCTGTTGCATTTTCTCGAGCTGCCAGATGTACGGTTGCTTATCAAGATAGATTGTGCCACGTTCTGTCACACGTTCGACCACGTTATCAAACAAGTCCAAGGCTAACTGATGATAGATGTCTGCGACATTGCTAGCTTGCAGCATCAGCTGCTCATCATTAAATTGGATCGGTGGTCTCTTCTTTCCTTTCATTTAGCATCCTCTCTAGCAATATTCCTGGTCTTTCCATGAAGAGCTTAGCAGGGTTTGGAGCTAACGAGAAAATCTTTACAAATAGGTTCATTTAATCACTCCCCGTAAATATCAATGTCTTGTCGGCTTCGCTGGCTGTTAGCCGTGTCCATCGTTTCCTGATTGATTGCCTGGATCATCTTCTTAGCTTCGGCCTCTGACATGTTAAAGGCCTTCTGGATAGCGTGAGCCTTGCTGACAATGCCACTAGCAAGCGCCTTGGTCCAATAGTCGAGCTCGTTGTTCTTGTCAGTGAAGACACCATCATCCAGATTGATTGCAATCTTCTCCATTTGAGGAATTGGGCCATCGTATAGCTCGTAAAGGCTGCCAAGCTCGCAAATCGAGATAATCAACTCTTTCAGCGATTGCTCGACCAGACTCACAATACTATTTCGCATTTGGTAAGTATCGGAGTTCTCGGAAACGACCTCTGTCGCAGTCTTCAGGCTCTGTCCGTCAAACGTAAACATACCGGCAGACACACCTAGAAGCATTTCAAAGAGTGCTAGACCTTCGTTGATGCTCTTGATGTAGTCATCTGCTCTGATTGCTGTCGTAAGGTCTGTGATGTTTCCGCCATCCATGTCGCTATTCGACAAGCGCAAGTAGACATTTTGCTCAGCGTCAAAGCGCTTGACGATGTTAATATCACCGTCGTCAGATACCATTCTGGTTTCTGTCAGATTTTCAGGAACAGCTACTCGACGTTGGCCCATCTTGACTTCCCACTTAAACTCGTCGTAAGTCGTATTGATAAAATCAATCGTGCTCTTGGCATTGTCGAAGATAGATAGACCAAGGGGCGAATTGATGTCCTTGTTATTCATCCCTGGAGGTTTTAGATACGAAAAAAGCGGTCTTGTCAGACCGTCAAGTTCAACTTGCTCTTCTAAATCCTCATAGACTTCAGCCAACGGCACACGTCCGCCGACTTGCTCAGGTTCCTCAGACCTGTATAGCTCGTTTGAAATGATGTACTTCCCGTCTTTCGCCCATTCATGGAACTCAATTAAGGTGTAGTAGATGTTCTTCTGGCCTGCAGCCTTAATCGTCTTAGTCACGATAGCAGCGCTTGAGACATCCTGTGTATTCGACTGCAACGGCAGAAAGACAGGTGCTTGAATAAATGACACTCGTACCCGTCCATTATCCACATAAGGCCGCATAGCAAGACCACCCAGGGCTAGACAACTTTCAAGGTATCGCTCAAAATTCTTGTTGAAGCGGTCGTTCTTCAATGTTTCTTGGATGAATGCGTCCGCTTGTTCATCATCCAACTTGATTGTAGCCTGCTCGTTAAAGACCAGACTAGCAATCTTCTTGGCGGCGGTCCGAGCTATTGGCAAATGAGTCGCTTCTCTTTGCTTCTTGATTCCGTCCGTATTTGTGTATGTTATCTTTGCAACGTTGCTCTGGTAGTATCTTAGGTTTTCGTTAATTCGTCGATACTCTGCGCTTGTGACCGCAATTTTAGGATGGTCTGTGATACTTGCGAGACTTTCTGTAGTCATTGCATACTGTCCTCTCTTAAATAGATTTTTGACAAATTGTATAATGCCCATTTATCGGCTCCTTGTTGCTAAAAATTAGCGTAACGCTTATAAAATACGTTCACACTATATCTAAATTCGTCCATTGCGTGGTTGTCCTTGTCAATCGGCTTCCCATTATCATCACGACTGTAAAGGCCAATCTCTTTCAAAAAGTGATAATGGTCATACTCTTCTTCTGAATGATTGATAAGCAGAAACTGACCTGACGAAATGATATTCTGACCACGCTCAATCCCTACCTCGATACCTTTTGCCTTGCTGCTAACATCATGGGCATTGTTCAAGGCTCCTCTTGTCCGGATGCCTAGCTTATGCAATTCCTCTCGTAAGGATCTACACGCTGGGTCAATCCATACATCGGTATAGCGCATTTGATACTTGCTTACACACCACCGGATGAACGCTCGAAGCTCGACTGCATAGGTAGACATAGCCTTGACTTGGCCAGTCTCAGCACCACTGTGATAGTAGTGAGCTACACGGTTAAGTCTGAAGAAAGTCTTGTTGTTCTCTCTATGCTTAGTAACGATGTTGCAAGACATTGAGGTCGCGTCAGATTGTCCACCGTCGCCATTGAAATACATTTCTACAGGTTCGCCGACTAAACTATCCTTGATGTTCTTTTCAAGGTCGAATAGGCCGTATATGACGCCTTGAGGCATGACCCTCTGGCCGAGAATGTCTCTCTTGTAGAGATAAGGGTTTTTCTTCGTCGATTGGATAATGGATTGTTTCCGCTCTTCGGACAAAATCGGATTGTCATCCATGGTCCAATGGGTCCACCGTGTATTTTGAACATCGAATACATCCTTAATCACTGGATGCTGAGGTGCTGGAGGGTTTAGGTCAGCTAGATGATATCTGAGCTTAGCGGCCCACGTTCGTCTGAATGCTTCCTGGATGAAGTCCATATTCAGCAGATTGATTTCACAAAAGACTACTGATCCTAAAGACATACCAGTGATAGCACCTACACTATTGGCTTTACCGCCCCCTTTGTAATAAACGCGCTTAGCGCCGTTCGGTGTATCGATTAAGAGGTGGTCCCCATGCTCATCGTGTTTGATTTTACAATTGCCATCAAAGATATGCATTAGACCTGTGCCGTCGCCGTCGATAAATAGGCGGTAGGCTTGCTCTTGGTTGTATGCAGCTATAAGATGATTTTCGTCGGGCGACTCAATCAAGTACCTGGCATAGCGAAAATGACCAGCGGTTGTCTTACCGCTTCGAGGGGTGCCCTCGTTGACTTCTAGCTCGTAATTAAAAGGCCTGCGAATGATGTCAGCTTGTTTCCTCGAGAACTCAATTTTCAACTTCGTCACCGCCTTTGACTGCATTCAGCAAAGCTTCCATAAGACTTGTATCAGACTTAGAGCCTTGGTTGCTTTCAATCTTGATCTTGAGCAGTTCAATCTCTTGTCTGATTTTATCGTCAGTCAATTTCAAGTCCTTCCAAGTCATGTTATTCATCCCATCCAACGCCGAAAGAAAAGCGTTAGAATTTGCTTGTCTGACGCCGTCTCGCTCAATGCTAGCTCTAGCCTTGTTTTTAAGCCACTCATACTCATTGAAAGCCTGTTCTCTGGACCATAAGGACATATTAGAGAACTGTTTAAGAAGTTCTCTATACCTTGACAAAACCTTTACATTTTGAAGTAAGACGGCTGCTTTGCTGTCAACGCTACTATCTAGCCATTTTTTAGATGACGGATAAGCCTGCCTATAGGCTTGTCTTTGAGATAGTCCGGAGATTATCCCTTGGACAAACAATTCTTGTTTTGGGGTCAATTTATCCACTCACTGGACTACCTCCTTTCGACAAAACAAAAGGGCAGGCACTTCATAGATGCCTTACCCTTAATTCTTGATGATACTATAATAGCACGATTGTTAGACCAGTGCGCTTCAACCTAGTTCACATTAGTTCACATTAGTTCACATTAGTTCGCTTTTATCAACTACAACACCCAATTCACGGATTGCATCTTTCTTCTTTTTGTAAAAAGTGGTCTTGCTGCATCGTAAAAATTCAATCATATCATACACGTTTGCTTTCTGAATATACACCATCCTTAGAATTGTTCGACTTGCAGGCTTAGGCATTTTATCAATCAATTTACTGAGCTCAATTCTGCGCTGGATAGCTTCAGCAGTTGCTTGCTTCATATACTCTTTCAAGGAATCTTGCATGCTAAAAATATCGATGTAACGTTCATCTAATCGAACCTTCTGACCACCTTGAACCTTATCCATGCTCATTTTAGGGCTAGAAAGCAAACTAGCTTCAAGATTAGCAAGCTCGTCTATTCGATTCTGTATTTCTTCATCCAAATTCTGTAGTTCATCAAGTAACTCTTTAGCCTTGTTCACTCTCTGTCTCCTTTGTGGTATAATAGTCCTTGCGATATTACTATTAGCTGAGGCAGAGAGTGCCTTGGCTTTTTTGTTTTACCAAGTGATATGTATCTTCTTATCAGAGACATATTCCTGTCCCGTGAATAGGTTTTTAGAATAAGTTAATTGATACCCGACTGAAAAACCCTTTCCAAGCCGTTCTCTTAACATTTCCAATGTTCTTTCATTTTCTAATCGATTCCTGAGATATTTATCTCTAACTGACCAAATATCGATTAAATAACCTGTATAACCTTTTTGAGCAGATGTTTTTAGTTTTTCTTCTAGGTTATATCTCTTAAAATAACGCTCGAACCATTTTGCGTGACTTTCTGAGCTAAGTTGTTGTACTTCATCAAATAGTGTCATTTTAACCCCAATCTTTTATTTTTATAATCTTGAAATTCCGTAGTATTCATAACCGCAATATTCAGAGCAGAAACCGTACGTATTAAAATATTCATCGAATACTCCAATCTCGCTATCGCAGACAGGACAATGCGTCCAGCGGTATCTTTCTTCTTTGTTCAGACCGTTCAAAATTTTCTTTTTGCGTTGACGTTTGTTCATTTTCCACCTCCTCAATCTCAATCCCTGGGCAATCAAACACCCAGCCAAAGTTAGCTTCTTCCAGCTCTTTGCGAGTGTGAGTTCGCCCTTCGACGATGGTCCCGAGTGTATCAATCCAAATCCAGCTATCGTCATGTTTGATACGAGTCAAAACACCTCCGCTCGAAGAAACATTAGGCATTACAACCTTATACCGCTTCTCTTTCTCGACCTCGTACCCATCAACCCAAGCACGAGCGACTTTGTCGTAAGCATTCTGTTCATTCAGCAACCACTCACTGTATTGTTTATTAAAGTTCTTCTCTCTGAGCGCATCATATAATGTAGCGTTCTGTCCCTTGTAATACTCGATAATTTCCGCCACAAATTGCGGGATTTTGACTTTTTCACGTTCAATCGCTCCCTCAAATTTTCCTTGCTCGTAACCTTCGCGCCATTTTGCATGACTGAAATCCCGCTCAAACTCGCCCATGATAGCTTTCAACCAGACTTCCCTGTCATGCAATGGCAATTCTCGCAAGCGAGCTAGTATGTTCTTAACATAGCGCGGTGCTTCTTCAGCATGCCCGGAAGATGGTTCGTCTAGTAGTTCTTCAAAGATTTCTTTAACATCCTCCCACCAAACCGCATAACCCTGAAAATTCCCAATTATTGTTTTTCGTTCCTCTAATTTTTCAATCAATTCCTGCTTATTCATTCCCCAACTCCGTTTTGTTTATTTATTCATTTATTTGTATATTTTAAACAAGGTTACAAGGTTACATCACTTTCCGAAAAACATATTTTATAAAAAACAAGAATGCTGTTATATCAACGTTTATAGCACTTGCTATTTTTACTTATTAAATATTTTATATAAATGATGTAACCTTACTAATAGACACCCCCAAACATCAGTATTATCAAGGCTTTAGGGCGGTTACATCACTTTTTTAAAAATTTTATCAAAAACAGCACTCAAACCCTTGATATAACTGGCTTTTCCTGCGGTTACATCAATGATGTAACCTGATGTAACCGAAACGTGATTTTTGACCATTTTTAGCCTAAAAGGTTACATCATTTTCACTTAGGTTACATCACTTCTGTTTGTATATTTTTTCTAAAATATGCACGCATCGTTTTGCCTCTAACCTTTTTAACCTTGTATTCCCAATCCTGATTATTATCCATAATCAACTTGATTTTCCTAGCAATCTTTTCACCTCTCGCACTATCAATATCAAAGACATTCTTTAAAATCTGTTTAGCAGATACGCTCGATTGAAGTTTTACACCTTCATAAAGCAAACCAGCCTCATTGCGATAGCTGCCATCATTAAAGTAAGACCAGGTATATTGATGCTGCTGAGTGACCGAGAAATCTTCCCATTCTTCCGGGACTAGCATTTCAAGATAATCATAGACCTGCGATTCAGCTTCATCTTTATAAGTGAAGCGTTCCTTGTAGATTGCCAGCTCATCTTCGAAATCATCATCAAAAGTAAGCGTGAAACCTTTTTTATAAATAGCAACTGCTTCACCCCAAAGCTGTAGTACATCATTATCCGTCATATCAAATGGTTTGACAAACTGTTGGCCTGCATCCACCAGCACAGGCAGAAAGCGCCGTTCTCCAGTTTTATCGCCCAGGTATTCAATTTTATTACTGGTTCTAGCAATAACAAAGTTTTTAGGAAATTTCTCGGCCCTGCGACCGTAGGACCTACGGAAAGAAAGTTCTGTTTTGGTCACAAAGGCTTTGAGTTCGTCAAAAGTAGTCTTTCTGGACGCGACCATCTCGTCATCGTTGACGATTAGTGATTTCAGCATAATCTCATAGTTGTCCTTGTCCATGAAATCTTTAGCAGAATCCGTGTACCAGTCAACGGCTATTTTTTGCAAGAAAGTTGTCTTACCAGCACCTTGGCCACCGACAAGATCAAGTGTGTAGTCGAATTTGACCCAGGGATTAAAAACCTTAGAGACTGCCCCAACAAAGAACATGACGGCTATTTTCTGGACATAGATACTGTCTTCTGCACCCAACCAAGTTTGAAACACCTGGGCAAGTCGTTCTTTATGATCCCATGACTCATAAGCGTTTTCCATGTATTCTTTGACCGGATTGTAGGTTTTTTCTGCAAAAAATGCTTCGATGCCATCCCTTAACGCTCCGGCTTTAAAGACTGTTTTGAAGTGATTTTCTAAGTAAACGCTCAAATAGGATTCAAAGGCAGAAGGCAGCTGGCCCTTTCTCAACTGGATAGCATCCAGTTTGACATCCTCCACAATTTCATGTTCTCCAGTAAACTCATTGTGTCGGAGAAAATCATTGAGCTTACTGTCACTTTTCATTGCAAGTAGTACATTTCTGGGGCTGTCAGCCACAATAGATTCGATTTCAATCTGTTCACCTTCGTCATTCAAAATTTTCTTTTTTCGACGCGAAAACTGCTTGATTGAAATGTTCACGACATCACCTATTATGGTCACCCCCCATCATATGTTTCTTGATCATGGATTCAACAGTCCTGCTTAATTCTTTGTGACTAAGAGGCTCTACCGAATTATTATTGGCTGTTTCTGCTAGCTGCAATATACAGTTCGGATCCACTGAACGACTCAGGAGTCCTCCTACAAATTTTGCAAGCGTGTCATTTCTGCTGCCTTCGTCGCCAAATCCAAGGACAACCATTTCAAATAGTTCAGTCGTCCTGTTTCGTTTACCAGCACCTTTACTGATTTGATAGTAGATATTATCTAAATCACTACCAGAGTTCTTTCGGTTGTATTCTTTCTTGATGGCCATCACTAACTTTCGGCTAGCCGTGACCATAGTGCCACCCTCTTTAGATTTTTCTAAGTCCCAGGCATACTCCCCTTTTGGAGTTTTAGATGGGGCAACCAAAACATAGTTGTTTGGATGCGCCTTGACATCAACTCCAGGAAGGAAGGCTATCATTTGAGTCATGGTCACGTCCGGATGTTTAAAGTAAAAGATATGTTTGCCACCGCTGGCAGTTCTTGCCTGCAGCGTTGGAGTTATCAAGTTCAGATGTTCCCAATTGGCCAAGCTCTCATATCCGTTATGCTTACCATGCAAGTCAATATCGATTACAAAGAATTTGTCAGTCCGGACAGCAATGTTGCTATCTGGATACTGATTCCAGTAATTTTCAATTTCCTGAGCAGTCATAGCTGGCTTATCAGCAAATTTGATCGCTGGTTGCTTTCCGTTAGGTACGATGGGAATTACGGAAAAGCCAGCTTTTTGATATTTGAGAGCGTATTCTTTCATTCCCATTTAGTAACTCCTTAGAATGGCAAATCGTCATCTTGGATATCCATTGGGTTGCTATTTCCAAATGGTTTTCCTGAGTTTTGTTGGTTACGGCTTTCCAGAAGCTGGAAGTTGTCTGCAACGACTTCTGTGACATAGACCCGCTGGCCTTGCTGATTTTCGTAGTTACGAGTCTGAATGCGACCAGTAATTCCGATTAGAGCGCCTTTTTTTGCCCAGTTGGCCAAATTTTCAGCCTGTTGGTTCCAGATAACACAGTTGATAAAGTCCGCTTCACGCTCACCACTTTGATTTTTAAAGTTGCGATTCACAGCCAGAGTAAAGGTTGCGACCGCTTGGCTTTGCGGTGTATAGCGAAGCTCAGCATCACGGGTCATACGCCCAACAAGTACAACATTATTGATCATTTTTTTATTTCCTCCAAAATTCTACTGAACGTCTCCTCATCAATACTGTATGCTCCTGGGTAGCTTCTTTTCAATGGCTGGATAATTTTAGTAACAATTTCTTTTAAGGACATATCTGAAATTTCAAGACAAAAGAAATCGTTCTTAGTGTAGTTGTAAACACAATCAATTTCTCCGTGCTTATAACATACACCCCAAATCTCACCTTGATGCTGATAAACCAGGATCTTATCATAATAAATGCTCTGTATTTCTATCGGGCGTTTGCGCCCTAGTTCCGTATATCCCATTATTCAATTCCTTTCGCTTTTTTTGTTTTTTCGATTAGCTCTTGAGCTTCTTCCAATCTTTCAGCTGGTATAAGCTCAATTTTTTCTACGCCAAGCTGGTCAATGAACCATACTCCAACCGTATTAACTGGACCGCCTGAAGCCTCCGCAATGTTTTTGATATCTTCACGCAGCTTCTTTGCCTGGGCTCCTGTGATGTACTTAACATTACCAGATGCTCTCTGATTCTGTTTCTGATTTGATGCAGGTTTGCTTTGAGCTGGTTTTTGAGCTGGTGCTTGCTTTCCAGTTTGGCTTGCATATTCATCAGTATCAGGATCCTTGTTGTCATCGATAGCAAATAGTCCGTTCAAAGCATATTTTCTAGCATAACTCGAAGCTGTCCCTGTGATCTGACTGCCGTCCATCCCTTTTTTGGTTTCCTCTTCACGCGCTGATGCTTTGGCTCCAATAGCTTCACCTTCAGCGTAGAGTGTAACAGATGCCTCAACATAATGCCGCCCCTCGATATAAACGATCTCGTCGCTCAAGGTAATGGCTGCATTATGCTTTTTTAAAATCGGCTTTAGAGCCTCCAGAATGTCCTCTGCGCTCCGGTAATTATATTTCCCAAAAGAGTTATACTGCCCTTTTGGAGCAATCAATTCGCTTTGAATCGCTTGCAATACTCCAAATATTTTTCCCATTGCGACTCCTTAATCAACTAAAAAATCCAATAACTTTTTAAGAGCTAATCCAGGTTGTTCCTCGGTTTTTATCTCCCGGATATCGCTACCATTTGGATAGGTCAATTTATATTCTGCTTCAACTGCGACGATTTCACAGTCAAAAGCTGCAGCAAGGGCCTTGTAAGTCTTTTTGTTTTCTTCGTATTTTTTACGAGGAAGCTTCAAACAATGTTCCAGGCAACAATAGTCAGCTTCAAATGCTAAAGTACCTCTGTCCTTATACGACTTAAGGTAAGCATCTTTCACACGGCTGCGGAATACAATCATTTCAGTTTTTTTGTTCATTTTTTGTTTCTCCTTAAAAATAAAATTCAATGACACGCACGTCATGCTGTTGACGGCTGCCTGTTACTCGCCATAGAAGCTGGCGATAATCGTCATAATCTCCGTCAGACGGACTGACAGGATCTAAAATTACAATAGTCTTAAATTTATATTGTAGGCCATCCACACCAACACCAAGCACTTGGCTAGTAGCTACTACGTTAGTTTGTTCCAGGGAGTCTTTCTTGTCTCCGGTCCAAATGCCAATCTCTGGGTGACGCTCTCGAATGACTTCTACAATCTGCTTGGATTTGCTAACTATCAGCATTTCTGTCTTACTGGCCAGCAGAAGATCCAATTGCAGTAGCATTGGAGTGTCTGCATTAACAGCCTTCAACTTTGGAAAGTCAACTTCAAATCCTGTCTGGATCAAATACCGTTCAAAAGTCTTTCTACCAAATGTCTGTTTGGCCATGGCGTACTTGCCATCTTTTCCAACAATATTCAACTTCCTAAATTGTTCCAACTCTTTCGGGTTAGCAGTTAGGCACCAGACTGGCTCAAAGACAACCTCAAATCCGTTGTTTTCCTCAGCTTCTTCAATTTCCTCAACATCTTCCCAGCGGAAAAAGTTTGGCAGATTGGCCACGTAGCTTTCATAGTCTCGGAAGTCATCCCATTCTTGCTTAGAATAGCTAAATTTGGAATATTTCATCTTCCCATGGGCTAGTTGCCAGTTTTCCTTTTGGTTTGGTTCGGCCGTTCCAAAAAATGTCTTTTCAAGCGGATAGAAGTTTTGCCCCTTCTTCCTGATGGGCGTTGCTGACAAGCCTACAGTATAGCTGCGTTTGACCTTGCGATAAGCTTTCACATTGGCATCACTAGACATATTCTGCCACTCGTCAATAATGAACACATCGCACTCAATAGACTCTCCGCTTGCAAGTTTGTTCTGCAATCTGCGGTCTGTCATAGTCTCTAATTCAAAATCAGTGTTGTAGCCTAATTTTTGATAAGTGCTGTTCCATCCGTTCAGGATGGCTAGTCGATTATTGATAACCAGGACTTTTTTTGCTGCCTTGTGCTTTGCTATTTCAAAAGCACAGATGGTTTTACCACGGCCGCCGTATGCCTCAAGGAAAATACCAGGGCAGTCACGGTCGCTACGTTTGACCGCTTCAGCTTGCCATTTGCGTAATTCGATTGCCAATGTCCACAATCACCTCCTCGATGTCATTCCGTTGGGCATAAAATAGCCCAAGCCTTGCAGCTGCCCTCACATCGTTGTGATGGCTCTTGTCAAAGGTCCACAGCCCTAAGGCTTTTAGTAAGTCGTTAGGTATATCTGTCTGATAACCTGCATTACGCTGCAGGACCAAGTCCGGATAGCATAGTTCAATGGCTGCAATAGTTTCTACAACCGAGTTGTCCCTGGAATAATCATTGTCCCTAACCTCAAATTTTTCAACGACCACTATATCAAACTCGAGACTCCGGCCAGTCTCCTTGAACCAGTTTTTGAAGTTTTGAGCGCCAAACGGAAGTACCCAGCTATCGACCAAACCAGCATTGTCCAACAGGATAATTCCTGTTGTGCTAGTTTCAATTCGATTGCTTGACGGATCAATTGCTAAAATTCTCATTTGATCACCAACTTTTCTGTCCGAATGAGTTCGGCTCCTTTGACTTTCTTGCCGGATTTCAGCAACTCTTTGAGTGTCTTTTTATCCGGTGCAAGCGTCACTTTTTTTGTAAAATATTTTTTCGGTAGGTCGTCTTCGTTGACCTTGACTGATTCTGGATTCTTAGCGACTTTTATAGTAAGAGCACCGCTCTTGACTTCGGTTTGACCCGTGACATTCATAGCTGTCATAATGTTATCCTTGACATAATCCAGCTTTTTCTGTGCTGCATGTTTCTTGGCCTTGAAGCTATCTTCCTCAGCCTTGTACATGGCCACGTCTGCTTCTAGATTCTTGATAACATGGGCATATCCTTCGGCTTTCTGTTCGAATTGTTCTTGCCAGTCGATAGCTTCAAGCGTGTCCGCTTTTGTTTCGTCATCAATATCCATCTGGTAAATTGCCAGGAATTGGCCTGTCAGCTCATATAAACTAGCCATTCTTTTCTACCTCTCTGATTTTGTTTGTAAGTTTTGTTAGTCCAATACCTGATTTAGTCAAGGTAGCGTCGGACGTAAATAAATGATTTTGATTCATTCTAGCGATTTCGTTTTTAGATAAACAAGCAAGATTTGTAATATCATAGTTTGTTTTATCACCGTCCAAGAAGACAATCGAATGCCCTTTGGGTATTGGCCCGTGATGCTCAATCCAGGTCTTTCTGTGTAGCAATTCCCAGACATTTGGATCAGCTACTTTGATTTTCGGATAGCCATCTGTCGTTCGAGCAATGGTTCCCACCGGAACATAATTTGGAGGTTTACTCCCCTTCTTAAACTGGCCGCTATTCTTAGGCATATTCGGAAACTTCTTACCTTTATTCACTGGCGTATGTCCTTTTTCAAACTGGCCAGTTAAGCCGCTATTTAAACGATTGTTTCTTCGATAATTCTTGACTTGCTTGCTGGTTAATGACAAACCGAATTTTTCATTCATTTCATCTGCAAATGTTTGTGCAGTTTTTCCAACGTAGTTTTTCAAAAAATAGTCATGCTGCTCGCTTGTCAGGATTCTCTTTTGGAATACTTTCCCTACCAGCAAACCGAGGCGCTTACGCACTCCGCCGATTTGCGTAGCCGTGTAACTAGTACCAAATTTTTTATTTAGCAGTTTTGTTACTTCCGGAGTCAGCCGCCCTGGGCAAATCTCCTGCATATAATCAGTATATTCATTCTTCCAGCAAAGCGATCGGGGCATTGACATCACCTACCTTATCTTTAAATCTCTCAGCATCCAAGGCCAGTTGGCCAGCCTGCAAGATTTGGCCAGAAATCGCAACCATCTGCTTTGAGCGCTGGAGCTCTACTTTTAGCTCTTCTGCAGTGAGATCTCTGTCATCTAGAGTTTCCAGTTGAGCAAAGAGCGTATTGGTTAAATCCGATAATTTATTTCTAACCACTACTTCGTTACCTCTTTCATTAGTTTATTAGCTTCTTTAATCAGCAATCTCATTGTATTGCTGTCCGTTTCCTTTTCAGCTGCTCTGGTTAGCATCTCTACCCACTCTCGTCTGGTGTCGTTCTTCCAATCCACCAATTCAGCAAGTGCCTCTGATGCTCCAAAATGAGCTGAATAGTCCAACGTTTTGTCTTCCAGGCGGACACATCTGCCTGCTTTGACATCTTTGGATACAGTCGCCCTGACATTTACATTTGTTGTTTTGACAGCTTCTGCCACCTCATCATAGCTGGCAGCGGGATATTCTTTATAATATTCCCTGATGCGTTCCGCCTGTGTCATATCATCCCACTCCTTTCACCGTGAATGACTGATTATCATGTTTGCGTACTTCTGCCATTCTTTGATTTTGCTCAATCATGTATTCATTTTGAGCCCAGATAACGTACTTTGCGTACAAGTCTATTTCTGCTTCCTTTTCAGCTTCTAGGCGCTTTTTTTTCAAGTCGACGTGACTTGCCCATAAAACGCTCAATAGCAAGCTGGAAACAAAGCAAACCGCTCCTAAAACTTCACCCATTTTTCACCCTCCCGGAAAATTTAAATCACCTGTCATCTTATAGTGCTGATACTCATAGTACATGTTGTTAAACTTATTGATCATCACATCCTGCCGCTGATTCGTATCGGCCTGCACGCGAATACTGTCGCGATTGTCCTTGATTTGCTCCTGCAGCTCACGGATTTGCTGATTCTGCTTGTCGATCGTCTGCACACCAGCGACGACCAGTAGTACGATTGCGACTACTTGCAACAAGACTAATCTTTTAAGGTCTTTCAAGCTCATCTGCTACCTCCTTTAAAAGTCACAATCCTGTCTCCGCCAATCAACTTCCCGCCTTTCGGAACAACCGAGAAAGACACATCCTCTGCTGACTTCCTGAGGTTTTCCAACTCGTTTCTGACGACTTCGATTGGCTTTTTAGCCAGTTTGTTTTTGTAGACATTACCGAGGCGCCAATTGTCGCGCTCCCAATTTAAGATTAAGCGTATTTGTTCGCGATTTTGCATTTGATCACTCCTTTTGTTGTATTTAAGTAAATATTTTGGTTTGCTGCCGACAGCCTTGTCGGTAGCTTTTTTGATTTTGTCAATAGTTTCAATGTTTACGCCCCGTTTCTAATTTTTTCGGCTTTAGCAATTTCTTTCTTCCATGCTTTACTACCTCTGTATTGCAGATAAGCATCAAAGCCCTTAATGGTTACTAACGAACCACCGTCCCTCAGATATTTCTGCTGGCTAGGCAACTTATTCATTTCTCTACGCCGCTCACAAGCCTGTCTCTTGCTGTAACCAAAGATATGACCTAATTCTTCGTCGTTTGCAGAAATCTTCTCAATGATCACATCTTTAATTCTCACGATTTGAACTGCTTCCATTTTTACTCCTTTCGTGATATAATTAAGTGATTTTTTAAGGAAGCTCCTGACTTTGTCAAGGGCTTTTTTGATATCCTCTCTTCTGCTATAATGAAATCAGAAAGGAGGATAAGTAATGAGTTTTAATCAAACTCTAGCTGATAAAATTCTTGAGTTTGCTGCACTTGAACCGACTATCCCGGTAGGTACAGGGCACGACTTCCACGCTCCAGAATTTGAGGAAGATGATTTTAAAGATACCGCTAAGCAACTGATTTCATCTGGTCAAATTACTGGTCTACTCAAGGAAGATTTCAGCGGCCTATTCATTGAGTTCAGACAGTAATGTTTGAACTCCTACAACTGCCATCATCTCATCTACATCAACAACATCTGGTGTAAATGTGACGGTGGCTTTTGGTTTTTTGTCCGCTGACATTTCTAACTTAAAATCAGTAACGCCGCGCCCAAGCTCCCAGTCATTGATTTTTATTGAGTAACCTGATGACTTTAGACATTGTCCCTCGGTCGGTTCTTGTTTTGGTTTTACACTCAGTTTTAATTCATTCATGTTTTTCCTTTCTATCCTTTTTGTTGCGGTTAAACCGCAACTTCGGGTAAAAAAATAATATCATCTACTGATACCTCGAAAACACTAGCGATTTGATATGCTTTTGAAACACTAGGTTCTGTTATTCCACGCTCCCAATGGCCCCAAGTGTCAACTGAGACATTCACAGCTGCTGCTGCATCACTTTGTCGCCAGTTTTTGAGTGTCCTTAGCGTTTTTAATGTCATTTTCGGCACGTTCCTACCTCCTTTCTAAATTTGGTATAATAGAATAAAAACGATTGGAGAAATCTTATGGATTCTAATCAACTATTCTGCTTATTCTGCGGCTTCCCTGTTCCGAATCACGATGATACTTTTCGAGAAGATGAGCACTACTTTTTGATTCGTCGTCCACATTTTGCCAGCGAAGAAAATTTGAGTGACAAAATAACAATACAAACAATGAATTGTCCAAACTGTCATAAAGTTTCAATCGACATCGTGGGCGTAGGAAGTCAATTTCCAAATCGCATTATGCACTTCAACCCTATTTCGCTTGCTAAAGTCTACCCAGACTACATCCCTCAGGCTATCAGAAGTGATTATGAAGAAGCTCACGCTATCTTAAATCTCAGCCCCAAAGCTTCTGCTACCCTCTCTAGACGTTGTCTACAAGGAATGATTAGAGATTTTTGGGGAATTTCTAAAGCAAGGTTAGTAGATGAGATAGATGCTTTAAAAGAGTCTGTTGACCCAAGCACTAAAAATGTACTCGATGCTCTACGAAAACTTGGAAACATTGGCGCCCATCCAGAAAAAGATATAAATCTTATAGTGGATATCGAACCGAATGAGGCTCACAAGCTGCTGAAGTTTATAGAATTACTTATGCAAAAATGGTATATCGAGCGTCATGACAACGAGCAATTACTACAAGATATTTTAGATTTGGACAAAGATAAACAAGATCAACGCAAACCTAAAAATCCTTGATAACTTGGAGAACACGGATCTAACTCAAATAATAACATGCCGTCCATATTGTAATACTGCTCTACAACTCGAATTTTATCCGATTCAGTTCCTTCGCCTCTCAAAATTGAAAGGTGGATAACTTTTTCAACCTTCAAATCATCAGGTCTACCACGTCTATCGTGGTATTTTTCTTTTTGTCCTGGCATTTCCCTACTCCTTTCTTTCTTTTTTTCGCCCTACGAGCAATAACTAGGAGGGGAATCGCACCCCTCTACGCTACCCTAGTTTCTTTAGCTTCTTCAACCTTTTCAAGGACTAAGATTGTAAGAGCCATTTCTTGAAAATCTTTATCATCAAATCCAATAACGTCACCGTAAACTCTGATGGCTGTCAGTAGTGTATTGTACAATGCGTACATATCATCTGACGATAGTTTTTCACGATCTAGGATTTCTCCGAGTTTCAAAGAGCGTTCTCTGCGATTCTTAACTTGTAAGATTTCTTTTGCTAGTGCAATTTGTTCTTGTGTTGTAAATTCTTTAGCCATGTTTTTTCTCCAGTTTGTTTTTCTTATTTCCTTAAGCTTGATTATATTATACTGCGGTTAAACCGCAATGTCAAGTGTTTTTTGCGTTTTTTTCGCAATTTTTTATTTTATTCTTTACTTTTTTGCGTTTTTGCCGTAAAATATACTATGTAAGGAGGTGTGGAAATGAAAGTCGAAAATAAAGAAATTTTTGCCAATAATCTAAGTTTTTACATGGAGCAAAAAGGGGTAGACAGAAATACATTATGCGCAGACTTGGATTTAAAATACACTACAGTTCGCGATTGGCTGAAAGGAATAACTTATCCTCGGATTGGTAAAATTGAACTTTTGGCAAACTATTTTAATATAAATAAATCTGACCTTATTGAAAATAAGATTTCTAACGCACAGCCGTCAGACTCCCTTTTAGAAGAAATTACAAATACAGCTCGAAAATTAAACACTGACAATAAAAAAATCGTGCTACGGACGTCTGAGGAACTTCTGGAGAGCCAAAAAGCAGATAGCGAAACCTATAGACAGATAAACGAAGTATCGGAAGTCATTCAGCTCTATAGCTACGACTACTACGACCACCCAGCTTCTGCAGGTACAGGGCAGTATTTGAACGATGTACGAGTTGAACAGATTGAGTTACCAGTAGATGTCGATGCTGACTTTGTTATTCCGATCAAAGGAGACTCTATGGAGCCAGACTATCACGATGGCGACCTGGTATTCATTCAGACAAGCGTAGACTTGAATAACGGCGTTATAGGCGTATTCAACTATAACGGCGATGCTTATATCAAGCAGCTTGTTATTGATAAAGACCAAGCTTACTTACATAGCTTGAACCCTGCGTATAAGGATATGCCAATCACACCAGAGACGGATTTCCGAATTATCGGCGAAGTTGTGGACATTTATCGGGAGAATTAGTATGAGTAAAGAAAGTAGACCCATGGAAGTGATTAAGCACAACTTAGACTGCAAATGCCACAGACGAAGAGAGTGGATTAGAGTCAATGATAAGTGGCATGCTATCGAGTTTTCGGTGGATGATCCAAACGAACCTCCTATGACAGAGAAAGAAAAAGCTAACGTAGCCTTAATTCTTCAACAGAATTTATCAAAAGAATAAAACCAACTATTTCCATTTTGGAAACAGCTCAAACAAAAAAAGCCCCACGCTCTCAAACTTTGGCGAGTCTGAGCGTGAGGCAATTCAGCATAGTAAAAGGCATTGAAAAGCCCTTTTTACTATACCCATTTTATCAAAAAGTGAGGTAAAAATCAATGTGGATAGAAGAATTGCCAAACGGCAAATATAAATTTTTCGAAAGGTACAAAGATCCATATTCAGAAAAACTAAAGAAAGTATCTGTCACGCTTGATAAGAAAACGGCTCAAGCAAGAAACCAAGCTGCGACACTTCTTCAAGAAAAAATCAATGAGAAACTTAGTATCAAGTATGACATTTCAGAAATCACCTTCCAGAAATTATATGATGAGTTCGAGAACAGCTGGTCACAAGGTGTCCGAGCTTCCACAGTGTATTCCGCAAATAACATTAAAAGGGAGATATTCAACAATATCCCAAGTGACTATTTAATAAAAAATATCGATAGACGATTGCTTCAAAAAGTGGTTGATAAACTACTGAACGAGGGTCGCTCCCATAACTATACTGCCAAAATTAAAGCAAAGCTCAATCAGGTCATGAAGTACGCTGTCAGAATGGGCTACTTGCAAACCAATGAAATGCTCTATGTAGAAATGCCTAGAAAAGTCATCACCAAGGAAGATCTGAGAAAGAAAAAGGCAAAGTACCTTGATCAGACAGAATTTAAGCTGCTCATTCAAAACCTGAAAGAAGAAGCTATATGCGATTACAGGGTGGAGAAATACATTAAGATTGCAACTGTTCTTTTTCTGACAGGCATGCGCTATGGAGAACTAGCAGGTTTGAACTACAAAGAAGATATTGATTTCCTGAAGCATAGCATCCACATCAGACACACCTACAATTTCCACCAAAAAGAACGGACAGCCCCAAAGACTGCCAAATCTGACAGGGTTATTTCTATCCCTAAAAGCGTCACTAAAATCTTTCAAGAACAGATAGCCATAAACCTAAAGAATGGCTTTGATAGTGACCATATCTTCATCAACACTTTGGGAAATCCGATCACACCAGAAAGAATTATCGGAGCGCTCAAACGGCATGGAAAAAAAGCAGGGATTGAAAAGAATATCACTACTCATATTTTTCGACACTCCCATATCTCCTTACTCGCTGAACTAGGCACACCACTTCCTGCGATCATGGACAGGGTCGGACATTCCGACTCGAAGACAACACTAGAAATTTATTCCCATGTTACAGAGAAGATGACTTTGGACATTGCTAACAAATTAGACAAATTGAAATTTTAA